AATGTTATTCTTATGTCCAATATTAATACAGCTTTTCGTGAGATAGTTAATCATGGTAGAGATGCTTATGATGAACTGTATCGTGGAATTATGCGAATTGCTGTTAAGCTTCCTTCTATTCCACAAATTTCCACTTATGAGCAATATTTGCATGATCTTACATATCTTGCAGATGAAGTTTATGAGTTTTAAGGTCAAAATGTGATCTTGCTTTTCTATACAAATATTAGAGGTTAATTAAGAGAAAAGTAGTGCTATTTTGATAACTAGGTTAACTATTTAGTTTTACGGCCCAGGATGCCTAGTGGCAGCCCCACAATATCCAGGGTACCCTCTATGCGACTTTATGGATTAGGTAGTCTTTTAGTCTAAGTAACTTACCTGCTAACTTTTCAAATTCAAATGATATTATCGAGGATCGCGAGCTTACTTCCGAGCAAAGAGAAATTGTACATTTTTCTAGTGAAGGAGTTACCCCTGCGACTTCTGCTGTCCCTGATATCGTTAATCTCTCAACTGATTATTTGTCAATGACCACAAGAGAGGAACGAATTCATACAATTAAGGACTTTTTGTCCCAACCTATTATTATTCAAACCGGTTTATGGTCTTCGGCTACTGCTGAAGATACGCAGCTTTACACTGCAAATTTTCCTGAAACACTCATTTCGAATGCTATGTATCAGGAAAAGTTGCGGGGTTTTGTTGGTCTGCGTGCTACTCTTGTTGTTAAGGTTCAAGTTAATTCTCAACCTTTCCAACAGGGGCGTCTTATGCTTCAATATTTCCCTTATGCTCAGTATATGCCCAATCGAGTTGCTTTGGTTAACTCTACTCTTCAGGGTAGATCTGGGTGTCCTAGAACTGATTTAGACTTATCTGTTGGCACAGAAATTGAAATGCGTATTCCTTACGTATCTCCTCATGTATATTATAATTTGATTACTGGCCAAGGTTCTTTTGGTGCCATTTATTTGGTTGTTTACAGCCAGTTGCGTGATCAAATCACTGGAACTGGTTCTGTTGAATATACTATTTGGGCACATTTGGAAGATGTTGATGTTCAGTATCCTACAGGTGCAAATATTTTTACTGGTAGTGCTCCTAATTTTGCTTCTCTTGGTCAAAAGATGTCTTCTGGTAATTTTACTGAGAAAGATTTGCGAGAAGTTTGGAATTCACGTGCATATGAAAAACAACCTGATAAAATTTTTGCTCAAGTTGCTTCTGAATTGAAACAACTGAAAGATTCTGGAACTATTAGTTCTGGTATTGGTCAGGTTTCGGAGGGTCTTTCTACTCTTTCTCGTATTCCAGTTTTGGGAAATATGTTTACTCGTCCTGCGTGGATTTCTGCTCAGGCTTCAAATATTTTTAAGATGCTTGGGTATTCAAAACCTACTGTTCAAGGTCTCCCTTGCGAGACTAAACTTCGTGGTCAAGTTCGTATGGCGAACTTTGATGGTGCTGATGCTTCACATAAGATGGCTTTATCCGCACAAAATGAAATTGAAACTAAATCTGGTCTAGCTGGAACTTCCGCTGATGAAATGGATATGGGTCATATTTTATCTATTCCAAATTTTTGGGATAGGTTCACGTGGTCCACTACAGATTTGACTAATGCTATTTTGTGGGATAATTTTGTTACTCCTTTTAAAGTGAAGCCATTTTCTGCTACAGTTACTGATCGGTTTAGGTGTACACATATGGGCTATGTTGCCAATACTCATGGGTATTGGCGTGGCTCTATTGTTTACACTTTTAAATTTGTCAAGACGCAATTCCATTCTGGGAGATTGCGCATTTCTTTTATTCCTTTCTATTTTAACACCACTATTTCTACTGGTGTACCGGATGTGTCTCGAACACAGAAAGTAATTGTTGATTTGCGAACCTCTACTGAGGTTTCATTTACTGTTCCATATGTCTCTTCTAGACCATGGATGTTTTGTATTCGACCAGAAGCTGCTTGGTTGGGAACTGATAATACACTTATGTATAACGCTGTAACAGGTATAGTTCGTGTCGAGGTTCTCAATCAATTGGTTGCTGCTAACAATGTGTATCAATCTATTGATACTATTGTTGAAGTTAGCGGCGGTCCAGATTTGACTTTTGCTGCTCCTATGGCACCGTCTTATGTTCCTTATGCTGGAGCGTTTACTCTTGAAGAAGATGCGAAAGCTAGAGAAGAACATGCAGAGGAATATGATAATAATATCCCACAGGTTATTCATCGTACCAGACGTGATGTTGATGAAGTTGATAGAATTGTGGCCCAAATTATGGGTGAAGATGAAGCGATTCAACGCAATGATGCGCAACATGGTGTGCATCCTGCATCTATTGATACACATCAGATTGCTGCAAATTGGTCTCCTGAGGCTCATTGTATTGGCGAGAAAATTATGTCTGTTCGTCAGTTGATTAAGCGTTTTGGTATGTTTCAGAATGGTCTTAGTTTGGGTCCTGTTACTGGTCCTCCGGCTACTAATTTTACAAATATTCTTTTGGCTCCTTTTTCCATTCGATCCCCCACTACAACAGTGGCACCTTCGCGTACTATGTCTTTGTATGAGTATTATTATTTTATTTATGGTTTTTGGC